TTTGCTTGATTTACAGTCATCGCCTACTGAGTTGCCGTCTCTATTATCTCACCCTGTCGAAACTGTGTCAGGCCCATCAAAAACAGTCTTGTATATGAATGCACTATGGACTTATAACATCTGACCCAAACTGCTTATGGTGGACCTGCCGGGCACTGCCCCCGGGTCCAGAATGCCTTCACTTTGAAGGGATTACAACTATCTCTTTAACCCAATTACTTGGGTTGAATATTTGCTGCCTGCAAGCCTTTTTGTCCCTGAACTACATCAAACGTTACTGCTTGATTCTCTTGCAGAACTTTGAATCCTGATGTTTGAATTGCCGAGTAGTGAGCGAAAAGTTCTTCGCCGCCACCGTCTGGAGTAATAAATCCAAAACCTTTGGTTTCATTAAACCATTTTACTTTACCTGTTGCCATTACTTAATTTCCTGTTAAAACACTATTATAGTGTCTTGTATTTAGTATAGCAAGTTGTTCGAGCTAAAAAACTATAAATATATTATATTACTCCGGGAGCGAATCGATGGCATTAATTGACTCAGTATTGAATTTAATCACCAAACAACCCAAAGATCCAGATGCACCAAAACCGCCTGCAGGATCACGTTCAGAGCGTGAAGCCAAACTCAAAGACAAAGCAGGCATGGTTATTTCCGTATTTGCACTGTTGCTGGCAGTTAATTCGTGGTACGGCGGCAAATTGAGTAGTATTACCCTTAACAACACCATTGCGGCCAATGACACTTGGGCATTTTATCAAGCTAAGGCAATCAAACAAACTCTAGCTGAACAGAGTCTAGATGATGCACAGTTCCGCAAAGATGCAGGCAAGATTGCTAAACTCGAGGCTAAAATTGCTCGATATGAAAGTGATCCTGCAACCGGCGAAGGTAAAAAAGAATTAATGGCAAAAGCTCATAAGCTAGAAGCTGAAAGAGATTACGCCAAGAAACAAAGTCCGTGGATTGGTTATGCCAGTACACTATATCAATTAAGCATAGTTGTGCTGTCAGCAAGTATCCTTGCTGTTAGTATGAGCATGTTCTGGGGGAGTTTCTTTGTTGCTGGACTAGGTTTATTGCTGTCGGCACAAGGTGTATTCCTCTTTATCTAAACACCCTTAGGACCGGTATTCAGTTACCGAAGGTGTAGGCGGCTGCTGCCTTGGACGGCCCGATTCGCTACCGGGAATCCTAAAGTGAGCTTTAATATAATTGCAATCTTTATATGCGCATATAAAGATAAATACTCGTACTAACACTAACTGTAGCGAGTAAACATGGCAAAAGTCCTATTCATCCTAAAGCGTCGTCCTGATTTTGATGCAAAAGTACACACACACGTTGGCTTGAGTACAGGTCTGTACAACAGTGCCAAGTTTATGAACGATATGTTAGTAGACCATGGCGTAGAAAGTCATCTTGAAGTAGTTGAAGACTATAATCGTATTGACAAGTATGTGACCCTACATCGCCCCACCCACTGTATCATAGAAGCAATTTGGGTCATTCCACAAAAGTTTGCAATTTTACAAAAACTACATCCCAATGTTAAATGGGTAATTCGTGTGCATAGTGAAATGCCATTTCTAGCAGGCGAAAGCATGGCTATGGATTGGATTGGTGATTACTCGGGATTTAAAAATATTATACTTGCTATCAATGCTCCCCGCATGATGGAAGATATTAAAATTTATCTACAACATCGTAACGGTTGGACTGATGAACAAACTAGTGAGAAAGTAATCTACTTGCCTAATTATTATCCACAAGCATATGTTAGTAAAAAATTAAACAAAGATAAAGACACTATAGACATCAGCTGTTTTGGTGCAATACGCCCACTGAAAAATCATGTGCTACAGGCAGTGGCAGCTATAGGATTTGCTAACGAGATAGGAAAAAAATTAAGATTCCATGTAAATGCAGGACGCATTGAAATGCAGGGTGGCCCGGTTATTAAAAATTTAAAAAGTTTGTTCCAACAAATTCACGGACTAGGACACGAGATGGTCAACCACCTGTGGCGACCCCGAGATAAATTTTTAGAATTGTGTGCCGAAATGGACATTGGCTTACAGTGTAATTTGAGCGAAACATTTAATATCGTGGGCGCCGATTTGATTAGTCAAGGAATACCATTGATTGGCAATAGTGATGAGATTCCTTGGGCTATTCCAGAATTTAGTGCGGATCCTAATAGTAGTAGAGATATTATTAAAAAATTACATTTAAGCTATCAGTATTCAGAGCTTAACGTGCAAACTCACCAATATGCATTGACCCATTATACAGATAACACTGCAAAACTGTGGACTAAATACTTCCAATAGGATAATATCATGACAAAACACCACGTAAAAAAACACCACTGGCACAACGGAATTCTTAAAACTGTTGAGCACTTTTTTGACACACTAGCAGAAGCATTAGATCATGCAAAAAGTAGCAATGCACATACTGTAAAAGTCTATAACGAAAGCAGTGAAATGGTATTTTCACATTCTACTGAATTAGTTGTAGATCAAAGCAATATTAGAGAAACATACGCCTAATAAGATGTCTCACAGAGTTAGAAAACACTACTGGAAAGCTGGAGTTCTTACTACTATAGAACACATCTTTGATAGCTTAGAAGAAGCAATTAAAAGTGCAGATGATGGGACAGCCCATTCTTCTAAAGTATATAGTGAAAGTGGTGAATTATTACATGCGTCTTCAGTGAATGCTACGGCAACATACGCCTAATGGATATAATTTTATACACTCTGGTAGTCACACATATCACGATAGTATGTGTGACTTTGTTTTTGCATCGAGGCCAAGCTCATAGAGGAATAAAATTCCATCCAGTGCTAGAACATTTCATGCGAAGCTGGTTATGGCTAACAACTGGGATGGTCACTAAACAATGGGTGGCAATACATCGTAAACATCACGCATTTAGCGATAAAGAAGGCGATCCGCACTCGCCGCATGTTTATGGCATTACTCGTGTGTTCTTTAAAGGTGCAGGCCTGTATCATGATGCCAGCAAAGACAAAGACATGATCAACAAGTTTGGAGTAGGTACTCCTGACGATTGGATAGAACGTGTCATTTATACACCCCATAGCCGCCTCGGTATTCTTCTAATGCTGGTCATAGACTGCCTGTTCTTTGGACCGTGGGGCCTAGTAGTGTGGGGTGTACAAATGATATGGATCCCTTTCTGGGCCGCCGGAGTTATCAACGGGCTAGGTCATTGGCTAGGATATCGCAATGGTGAGTCTCGTGATAAGAGTACTAATTTAGTTCCATGGGGAATTGTGGTTGGCGGTGAGGAACTGCATAATAATCATCACTTGTCGCCGGCTAGTGTTAAACTTAGTCGCAAGTGGTTTGAGTTTGACTTAGGATATGCATGGCTAAGAGTGTTTAGCCTACTAGGACTTGCTAGTATCGTAAGAACCGATCTAATATAAATTAGTTACTTAACCCTTTGAGTTTCAACATAGCATCTAGGCCATCGCCACCTGTTTGTAGTGCAGGCATTGATTTGATTGCCTGCTGTTGTACTTTTGCTAAATCTTGAGGCAGTATTGGTTTAGTTGGTGCTGTTGGTTTAGTCGGCACTGGATTTGTTAGTTTTTGCTTAGGTGCTGGATTTGCCCCTTGGCCCTGCTGTTTAGTAGTTGACTGTGCTAATTTTGTATCCGGGCGCAATTTATCTGGTAATTTACTAGCATATTGAGTAAATGCTGATTTACGTTCGCTAGCATGCTTCTTAGCATGATTAATAATCTTGGTTACTTGATCAGTTTTTGTAAAATCTTTTACATTTGGACGTATACGATTTAACCAAAAATCTACAGTAGCCTTAGCCGCTGTATCTGGTTTTTCTAATAACTCGGGATGGCTTACTACATCTATACCTGAATTCTGTGCAAACTGTTGATAGTTATACCGACCGGTTACCTGAATAAACCCACGCCCTAAGAATTTTTGTCCATCACCTCGTTCAGTATTACCTAGCATAGAAGCTGTCTTGCTAGGCGGCTCATAATGTTTTTGCCACTTGTTTGGCAATTCTTTAAGAGTTTGATATCCTATAGTCTCTACGTGACACTGGCCTAACAACTGTGCTAATTCTACTCCCATTATACCTGCGGCTTTGGCTGTTCGTTCTAATATACTGCCTAACGGATCTTGTGCAAGTGCGGGAGTAGGTGTATCTATTGATAGTGACGTCATAGACGCAAATTCTTTTAGTCTCATACACTATTTAGCTGGTCAACAAAGTCTAAAAGTAAATCATGCTTGCTGGCATATTTTCCCCGCATCCAAGTATAACCGTCATACCAGAAAGGTTCAGCCTCTGGATGGGCACCTATTAATCCTATGTTTTCCTGAATGATTGCCATTGAATCGCCATTCGCGTATGTAGAGATTCGATCGTACTGACCGTTACCAACCAAAGCACAACCATCGTAAAAAAACATTGTTGTATCAAGGTTATTCCATTTAATTTTGATATCTTTAGCATGTGGTCTCCTTGTGTCTGTATTTGGTCGTGTTATATACTGTACAGCATCTACATTATTTAATATATCAAAGTAGTGCTTGCCAGCCCAGTAAGCACCCATACAAATACCCAAGTATTTGCCGCCGTCACGGACAAAGTTTTTAATACGTTGTTTGTTGTGTTTAAATGCTCGATCAAATGATCCAGCATCTCCGAATCCGCCTGGCACAGCTACGATATCTACATCGTCAAAGAAGGTGTCTTCCAGTTCGTTAATGCTGAAAATTTTAAAATTGTAATAGTCTTGTAATGCGTGAATGACTCCATTGCCCGACTGTACGCTACATTTAGGATCATACAGGAAAAGAGCAATTGTGGGTTTCATGTTACAGCTTGTGTTCTGTTATAATCCATGTGACTAATAAAATTAGCCACAGGACTCTTAATATATTATCGACGATTCGTTCGTAGAGTTCAATCCACTTATTTTTCTTTGGATCGTTCATTTTTTGATTCTTCTTTACGCTCAATTGGCTGCGGAAAATAGGGTTCAATTACGTAGTGATTTGCACCCCACCAACCAAATGCTGTGAAGAATCCGTATACTACTACTTCTAGTATGCCCATGTGTGTCCTCTCATTAACTACTACTATTTAGTAGGAATTAAATTGTCGCGGAATATATCCCAGGCACGGTCCCAAGACCAACGTTGACTACCTTTGTAAACACGATCTCTGTTGAGTTGTAAGCAAGCAGTAACAGCATCCTCTAAATTTTCATTCATGAATCCTGTTTCAGCTTGATCAATTACATCTTCTGGGCCTTGGCACGGAAAAGCCGCAACTGGTGTACCGCAAGACATTGCTTCAATCATAACAATACCAAATGTTTCCCACTGGCTGGGAAATACAAATACTTCGGCATTGGCATAGTAACGTGCCAAATCTTTGCCAGTTTTGAAACCTGTAAAATGCACTGCTGGATAATGCTTCTTATACTTTTCCAGCATGGGACCATCGCCCACCATGATCTTTAGGTATCCTGGATAGTCCAGTTCAAAAAACTTTTCTAAATTCTTTTCTTTACTCACGCGGCTGACACATAACAAATATTTGGCTGGCGCATCTTCTCTAAGATCGGGAGTAAAGATCGCACGGTCAACACCACGAGTCCAGGAAATAACCTCACCATCAAACCCATGTGCTTGCAATTCTCGAACCATACTGTCTGTAGTGGTTAAAACTTTACCGCTATGCTTATGAAACCAGCGTACAAAGCGCCAAGTGATCCACTCAGGTATTCCAAACAGCTTCTTAAGTCCTTCTGGAAACTTAGTATGATAAGCGGTATTGTGAGGAACACCAGCCAATGAAAGATATGCTCTAGCCCACAGACCAAGAGGACCCTCTGTGGCGACATGGATATAATCCGGAGATATCTCCGCAATCTTCTTGCCCAGGTTCCGCGGATAGGCAATCTTGACTTCGTTGTAGCCAGGGCAATCAATGTAGCTGAACCACCCGGGATCCAACACCACAACGTTATAACCGTCACGAACAGCACAAATCTCAATATTTTTGTAGGTCGTAACAACACCATTGATTTGATCCTTAAGATTATCCGTTATTATCAGTATCGTCTTTGTCATTCTCTCGTGTCCATGTGATTATCTCCCACTTACCATCGTGGTGTTCAACCAAGGCCGTACAACTTTCAACCCAGTCACCATCATTCATGTATGTGACGCCGTCTATTTCTTTTATTTCAGCGTGATGTATATGTCCGCATATAACACCGTCAAAGCCGCGCTTTTTACAATAGCCTGCTAGATTCTTTTCAAATTGAAACATAAAGTCCGAGGCCTTCTTGACTTTGTGCTTGAGATATTTACTAAGACTCCAGTAACCAAAGCCTAACTTATGGCGTATCCAATTGAATCTACTGTTCCAATCTAATACTAAATCGTATAACTTGTCTCCCAAAAAAGCAAGCCACGGAGCAAGTCTAGTAATGCCATCAAACAAATCACCGTGTGTTACAAGATAGTGTTTGCCATCTGCACCTATGTGTTCTGTTTGATTGTGTATTTCAACAAGACCAAAACTAAAACCATATGGTATCATCGGGCGCAGGAATTCGTCATGATTTCCAGCCACGTATACAACCCTAGTGCCACGTTTGGCATGGCCAAGTACACGGCGAACAACATTTGTATGGCTTTGTTTCCATCGCCATTTGTTTTGTTGAATTTTCCATGCATCGATAATATCTCCTACAAGATATAATGTTTCGCATGTATTGTGTTTGAGAAAGTTGTTGAGCTTGGCAGCTTGTGAGTCACGTGTGCCAAGGTGTACGTCAGAAATAAAAATGCTACGATAAGTTTTCTGCATAGCAGTATTTATCGTAGCATGGTGTTACAAAGATTGCAGTTGTGTTACACGTTAAACTGCTGTGAATGTTGTTGTCAACGGAATCAACGTAATTGCTGAGGATATCTTGTTTGTGCTTCCATATTGGAAAATTGGTCCAGAGTATAATACCACATTGCCAGCCACTCCATTGATAGCACGATTGGTGGCCTGTGCGGCCGGTATGTTAAATGTACACACACCAAACTGCATGGTTGCTGAACCACTCATTGAGATACCGTATGTATTGGCACCTGTGCCAGTGTTGTTAAGAATAACTTCACCCATACCCCATTGTACTGAACCACTTAGAGTAACCACAGCACCAGTGTTGGCTTCTACCCCACTTCTTAGCATAGTACCGGTGGAATCGTTTGCTTGGTTAAGTACTTGTCCTATGCCATTGGTTTCAAGATTGTTTATGCTACAGAATCCACGTTGGATGTCTATTAGATATACGGAACCACTGGCTCTAGCCATGGTACAATCACCTATTTCCACTCTGCTGCCAGTGCCAGTATTATTGGCATAAACACAACTCTTGGTAGCATCGTTTTGGTAGGCATATACATCTTCTAGGTAAAGTTTTGATGAGTTGGCACCAGTCACTTGAATAGCATGATTTGCACTGTTAGTTTTGACAGCAACATTAAACAAACCAAATCTATTGACGTTTATGGCGTTGCCACTTGAGTCTGCCGGAGTAACAGTAATGTATCCGTTGATCCAGATGGGTACGTGTCCAGCATCTGGAGTATCACCTATAATAAAAATATTACCACGAGTTAGTGCCACATTTTCTGTAGTTGAACTCTTTAGAATAATGAACTGTGGGTTATCAACAACGGCGCCCGAAATGTTTAGGACCAAACTGCCGTCAGCAATTCTTGCTTCAATATAGACCAGTGCGGCAGTTATGCCGAGGAATGGATTTGAGTCGTTACCAGTTGCTGACACAGGATTTATGTCTGTTCTACTGGGGTCAACATACCAACGATTATCTGATAGGGTGGGTACGGTAGGCTGTGTAATTGCTACACCACCCGGCGATATGCCATCGGATAGTTTAAGTGCCCCTAGCACAGGGTCAAAGGATATTTCACCTGCTTGACCCACATACGCACCCACGGTGCCCGCTACTGCTTTACTTACGAGTTTTCTAATAGTCATGGTTTAGTCCTTGTTGGACATACAATGAGTTTGCGAAAAGCAGAGTATGTTTATATCGTGTATTTAGCCAAAAGAAAGGGCTACCTGAGTAGCCCTAGTGTGTGTTAAATCTGTACCAAAGTCCATTTGGTTGTAAATGGTTTGCCTTCGGCCTTGTGTTTCAAGATTTTGGCGAACTCTTTCAAGCGAAGTTCGTATTGTTTCTCGGCATCGTGGTCGACGCAAGCCCTGTACAACTTTTCAATTAATTTACGTTGCTTCATGGTTGAGTCTCCTTTTAGATAAAAAATGGAACTTGCGTTCCACTGTGGATTACGGGGTCCCACGGCACCCAATTTTGTGCCCGTACTTTATTTATCTTTTACTTGCCAGCCATTACCTTCCATAAGGCTGCTTCCCTAGCATCTTCTCTAGCACTTACTTCTCTTTCTGAAGCACTGATTGCTGTAGCACATCCATAAGCAAATACTGCTAAAATAACTGCGCATAATGTTCTTGTCATGTTAATTCCTTTTGAATTTATTAATTGATGCTTTTACCAAGCTGTCAATACTATTTATTAACGGAATTTCTTGGCAATGATATTCTCGTATCACCAGCGGAATTTCAGTACATCCTAGCACAACAGCATTGGCACCACGTTTAATTAGTGAACGAACCGCAGTCATCAACATGCCGTTGGCTGAAATGGGCTTGTTGGCTTTGATTAGATCGATTCCTGGTTGTACATAGTCTTCCATTTCTTTGCTTGTGGGCATTATGCACTGCCAACCTGCCGCATTTAATCTATCACTATACAAGCCTAACTTCATTGTAGCTCGTGTACCAAGTATTCCAATAGTGCCAGAGATATCTTGCGCACGTAATTCATCTGCTACACTGTCTACTATGTGTGTAATCGGAACACCCAGTTCCACTAGCCTTTCATACCAAAAATGTGCTGTGTTACAAGGAATAACAATGTGATCACATCCTGCGGCTTTTAAACCTTGTACTCCCTGTTTAAGTTTTTCCCAAGGCAAGTCATCTTTGTTGAGCAAGCTGGTACTACGGTCGGGTACAGTTGGATCGCTCCATAGTATCACTGGAATATGTTCTTGGTCGCAGGCGGCTGGAGTTTGATGAGTAAGGCGAACTAGGAATTCTGCACCTGCCGCTGGCCCCATACCACCAAGAACTCCTAAGCGTTTCATAATAATGCAATCAATAAGATAACAATTAGAATAAAACCAGCTATGACAGAAGGAAGTCTCATTTTTTATTATACAATAGACCGCTGGCCACAGTCATTACTGTTTGTTGTGTGTCGACAGGTTGTTTATCAGCAGGAACTTCTGTCCAGCCTACGGATATCTGTCCAATAAATATGCCAGGCTCAGCTGGAACACTAATACGACACATCCACTTGACACCTTTCTCAACATAGATGAAACCCATTAGACTCTGAGGTTTTTCATAAGTTTGGCAAGGTATCTTACCCGACATCATGGAAATCACATCGTTGTTGTTGTCGTAATTTTTAGTTAGCAAACCAACATCGGTGCCATACATGGTTTTGTCTTGACCGCCTTTGCGTGTAACAAAGTATACTAATTTTCTAGTGTTTAACAAAGTATTAACTTCAAATATAGCTATCAGTTCTGCTTGGCTGTTTTTAAGTATAAAGTTAGCGGCTTTTTCATACTCGCCGTTCATGCGTGGCAGTGATTGTTGGGCACGATAGCTGGCCATGAACGCATCTTTTTCCGTGTATGCAACCCATCCAATGAATGTTAGCAAGCACAGCAGTATTACTGTGAACAACCTGAATGGGCTTTCACCGATCCAGGTTAGTAAACTAAGTAGGAACTCTTTCAGCTTGTCCATCTGAATGTTCCTTATCGCAGACAAATGCTGTTACTGCTACATTACCATGTACATGACTTGCTGTGCGAATCATGTCCATTAAGGGATCTACTGCAATCAACAACACCAACACCGCTTCGCTGGGTAGTTTTAACAAGTCACATACCACTGCAACTGTTGCCACAGTTAAGATACCTGTTGTACCTGCTGATGCCAAGCCAGCTAGGATACTGCCAAACAGCACAACAAATAAGCCAGTAAAACCTAATGGAGCATCATAGATGTTGGCAATGAATACTGTGGCAATAGCATAGTAAACAATACTGCCAATACGATTAACTGTAAAACTTAGTGGAACAGTTAGTTCAACTCCGCCCTTGTCAAAATGTAGTTTGTGTAAGGCTTCTTGTGCGTATGGAATACAGGCTAACGAACTGCGTGAACTAATAGCAACAATTAATGTTTCTTTAGTTTCACGGATCACTGTCATTAGATCTAATCCCGAACGCTTCCAAATTACAATGGTGCCTAACACAATTACTAATAGTCCACCAACAAACTGTTGGAACACAAAGTCAAACATGGTCAAGAATATACCAACTCCGACTTTTCCAACTTGCGCAGAAATCATTGCTAGTAGTGCAATAGGTAAGAAGTAGTTTAAGAATTTAAAAATGCTGATGCTGGCCTGCTGTATGCTCTTTAGAACTTCTACCAGCATGCGCTGTCCTTCTGTTTTCAAATGTCCAAGGGCAACACCAAATATTAAACAGAAAATAACAATCTTTAAACTCTCACCATTGTTCAGTGTAGCAAAAATGTTTTCAGGAATAAACTTCTCAGCCATTTTACCTGCGCTGACTTCGGGCGCTTTTGTCATTGGTTCGTGTAGGGTAATGCTTAATTCAGTGCCAGTATCCTTATTGTTAACTAGTACACCAAATTCTGTTTTCTTTCCAGGTGTCATATCTGTGCCTGTGACCAGCACAGTGCCAACTCCGATAACTGCGGCCAAGAACATACTGCCCACAAAGCCAATGATAATTTTGCGTATCAGGGCCTCACTACCTTCTTTTTGTAGTAGTCCTATAATACCAACTAGAATAGTTGCTAACAAGAATGGCAGTACAACTACCTTGAGCAAGCTGATATAGATGCTGCCAATACTGTCGAGACCAATACTAAATGCAGGAGCATACACGCCACAGACTATACCTACGATGATTGATCCTAAAATAGTCCAAGGACTAACCAGGAAACTTTTTAAATGTGATGTTGTTATCATGATTTATCCTTATTTCTTTTCAGCTTTGTAGCGTTCCATTAACTTTTTAGTGTTAATGTCGCTGTATTCATTTTTAACAACATAGTTAACAACGCTTAATAATTGAATTGCTTTAGGATGCACTGCTATGGCAATATAATCCACACTGTCGCTGATTGTAATGGTCTTGGTGCTGATCGCGGCATCGGGCTTCTCAAACGAAATTTTCTTAATTTCAAATTCATCACGATAAGCGGCAGCGATATCTCCACGAGTAACTTTATCAATAATCACTTCCCACTTTTCTTCAGGAAGGTAAGTGGCATTGGGGAAATTAATACGAGCAAACGTGTCGTAACTGGAGTTCTTGACAAAACTTATCTTGCCATTAAAATCTCTGATAACTTGATATGTTTCTTTGCCTTGACTGTTTTGACTCAGCCATAAACGGTTAACAATCAAACTTTGTTTTAGTCGAACATAAGGATCGCTAAATCTAACAACTTGTAGTCTAGGACCTGTTACTGACAGTTTGCTAACAGCAATGTCAGCACGACCGTCACGCACCTGTTCCACAACTTCTGCAAAACTTTCTGCATCGCGTCTGAACTTGACAGGAACACCAAGTAAGACACCAATACGTTGAGCAATCTCAACGTCAAGACCGTGTAAGTTGTCACCTTCGCCGCTGAAAAACGGTGGAACATCTTTTTTAGTCATTGCCACAACAAGAACATTAGCTTTCTTAATTGCGGCAATATCTGCGGGTAGTGGTACTGTTGATGTGGCCAATTGAGCTTGGCTCAGAGCCGGAGTAGCTCCAAATGCAACCAGTACAAATAATAAAGTGAGTAGTTTTTTCATAGTTAAGTATTTATATAATAGGAAAGAGTTAAACAGTTACAATTATATTACTTCTTCCCACCACTGCTGGACATTTGTTTGTCTTTGTGCTTTTCCAACTCTTGAACACGCCATACTAGTGTGTCAAGGATTGCTTTGTTGGCACCGCTTCGGGCCATGGCTTCTTGATTGCCCTGCATGAAGTCTTGGCGCAGTTTTTCACGGGCCAGTTCAGCACCCATGTTTGGTGCTTGCTTGTTGTCTGATGTCACCACCAACTGCATCTTGCTTTCAAGAATGGTCAAGTTGTGATTAACAGCACTCAACGCATTCATCAAGTACACCACACAGGCAAACATGATTGGCAATACTGCAAATGTTACTTTTTCGATCAGTGCGCCTTTGCTGGCGTTGGCACTCATCTGCTCCTTCATTTGTTCTACATCCATGGTTGTCGCTCCTTTAACATAGTATTTAACCCGAATTTTACAAAAATAATACTATAGTGTTATAATTTTGACATGTAAAAATATCAACACCTAGCGCCCTATATATACCTGAGTTTCTGCTTCTTGGTGCCGTTGCTTTTCACTTTTAGGAAATAATCCAGTACCATATTGCGGATACTTTTGTTGACGATCGTAGGCCACCCACATCATCATTCCGCCCACAGCAAATATTATTATAACGACTATTACACCTATTATAAATTCGTCTCTAAGATGTTTCATGCGTGCCGCACGTCTTTTTTGTTGAACAGCTTCTCGTTGCATTTGTATGGCGATAAGAACTTTTTGTTCCTTGCCTAGTACCCTCATCATCTCTTCTACTTCCGTATAAAGCGCACCCAACTCTGGTGGACTCTGATATACCATGATCTCACGCAGTTCAGTGCCCATTTGTTCCAACTGCTTTTTCATTAACACACGTTGTAATGCACGTTTACCTAAGCTATCATCTCCAGTATAAACTTCAGTTTTACTTCTGCGTTCTTCTTCAGCAAAGATTGCCATGCACTTGTTTAGGTTGTCGTAGTACGCACCAAGGTGGTTGCCAATTTCTGTATAGATGCCCACAGTTTCGCCGCCCTTCTTGTTTAATTCTATTACCCGATTTTTTTCTTCTATGTAGGCGTTACGTTGCGTAACTGTAGCAGGCTTGTCTTTGTGATTGCTATTGAACTGCTCGTCAAGATCCTTGAGCACAGCTTTTACATCGCCCGCGGCACCTTTGATGTCCTTGTATAATTGACACCCTTTCTTAACAGCCGCAACGGCTGTGTTTGCTAGCGCAAATAAGGTGATAGGATCCACGGTTCGCTCCCGGTAATACTTTATATATTTACCGGGCGAATATTAGCTTTTATATGCTAACTCTTCCTCTGGGATATCAGTAGTGTTTACTGTAGGAGTTACTGGTGTTGTAGGTACTGCGGGAACTGGAGCAACAGGTTTGACTGGTTTAACGGCCTTAGTCGGAGGTACAGGTAACTTGCGCTCGCCATCATGCGGAAGTTCTTTTGTGTTGGCTTTTTTAGCTGGTTTCTTTTTCGCTAGCTTTTTAATTTCGCCATCAATTGGATCCCATCTACGTCCGCCAATGGGTTGTACTGATATCCTTGCTCCGGGAATACCAGCGTTATCTCTATCGCCCTTGTAAGAAATATTTAATACAGGATCAAAAGTACCGTCTGGAGTGATTCCATTTGGCCAAGTATTATCAGTACCGTAGATTTCAAATGTATCTTTATCTATTTTTTTAATTTGGATGTCGCCCGCCATTACTGCATCAACATTGCTAGGGCCTGGGTCACCTCCAAATTTCTTACCAAAAATAATTTGATTTTTTAAGGTTGTATCGTTTATTTCACGACCCATTGAGGTCGCTTTAGGAATTCCCTCTTTGCCAAACAGTATTTGCGATTGTGAGATAAAGTCTTGAATCTCAGGATGATGGACAACCGGAGGGTGTGTAATACCGCCCCAACCTGCAATGGCTTTGGGTCCAGGGCCGTCTTTCAGACTGATCCATGCAACCGGGTTACTTGCTCCATCAACAATTTGGGCATCTGCTTTGACTCCAGGAGTAGCTTTAAATACACCTCCGGCATCTACAATTCTGTTGCCTACTTTTAAGCTAATAGTTTTTGACCCAAGTTTACGTGCATTTTGTATTATATGCTGGTTGATTGACTCAATCTGTCCCTGTTCTACTCGCTCACGAGAAGCTAGTTCTTCACCGCCAAAATCTTTGTCTTTGGCTATTTTATTAAGAGAAACAACTGGATATTTTTTATTGCGTGTTGCCAGAATTAAATTACCGCTAGCCTGCTGAGCTGGATCATTTAACCAAGCAGAAACTCTTGCTACTTCTTCTGGGGAGTTGTCTAACTTAACTGGAGTTCTTACAATTTTACCGTCTACTTTTTCTTCAATTTCAACTGTGGCACCGTCGGCAACTTTCTTCAGTAAAACGTCGGCTCGCCACTTGGTACGAGGATCGAGCAATTGTGCTCTACTCAAAGTGGCCATTTCATTAATAATATCAATTACACGCATAGTGTAATATTTATGCTAGTTCCGGGAACAGGCATTCTTGTATGAATACTTGTACATCTTCCTCACTTAGTCCCAAACTAATCATAACACGCGGTGTGTGTGGGTTTTGCTTTTGATTTTCGCAGTAGTAATTTTGTTCTGCTGTAGTATCGTTAGCTGTATTATTAGTTTCAGCTACTGATTCTAAATAATGCGCTAGATTGTGCCTAGCCATGGCAAAAATTTGCTCTAATTCTGCTTCTTCACTAACATTACCAGCGGCAATCATGCTAGGGCTAAAAATACGTTCTGCCCAGTCAGGTAATTTTCGAGTTTTATTCCATTCTAGCTTTTGTGCTTCGTCTGCAAACCAGTCCATTAGCGGATGTTCAGGATCGCCAGCTTTTGAAAAGTCATGAAAGCAACCAGTCATTTTGTTCTTACCAGCTACTACATCAAACCCAAATATTGGCGCAGGATTATGCGTATGTGGGAAGATGCAACAGTGCATCATCCAGAGTCCTTTAGAATCTCGCGCATCAACCACATCAATATGAGCACGGCGATAGCGATCAGAAGTCCATACACGATTAACCCAACCAGGTTGGTTAAAACGATCCATTCCAGGCTCGAAAATTTCACTCCCAGTCCGGCCAAATTCGCTCTCCAATAGATGCTGAATTTCTATTAATGTATCCCATACTTTACTTGAAGTCATTGGCAATTTCTAGCATTTCTTTAAACATTTCTGTAGCAAATTCAAAACACACTTTTGCTTCGTCTGCCATATTGTCGTTAATTTTTGAACGAATAGTTGCCTTAAGTTCGTCCGGATTATTAAATTTATACATTTTGCCTTTGCCGGGCACCTTAGCGGCAATCATTTGTCCGCCAGCTAGGTCACCCATGTGGCGCACATAGATATGTGCCATTAATCGTTCAGGTTGATCTTTAATGCTCATGATGTAATCCATGTACTTCTGTACAGTGGGACACATATTTGGCATTTCTTTACTGTCAGAACCCCATAGTTCAATAAAATCGTCAAGTATTGCAGGTGCTCGACGAATCTCCGGCATATCACTTAGTAGCCCGTGCATCATTGCGCATACTTCTAAAATTTCATACTGTGGATGCTGATTTTTTAAAAATGTAGCATAGAGTTTAGGATTAATATTACCTGAAAACAATATTTTTACAAATTCTTGACGCTCAGCATTTTTATGCGCTTCATGAGTTAAATCTCGTAGGCTCATTCTTCCTCCAATTTAATTTGTAGTGGGTAACCTGCAGTTCGAGCTTGTTGTGTTGATTCAACAGCCTTGGCTTCAGCAATTTCAAAACTGTATAGACCAGCTACACCACTGCCAGTTTCATGAACCTGTAGCATAATTTCTTGGGACGTTTCATGAGTATGTTTAAAGATACTGATCAACAACGATATTACAAATTCCATAGGAGTCGAGTCGTCATTCAATAAGATAACTTTCCAACGCTTTGGCTCTGTAGCTTTAATTTTGATCTTCTCTTCGATCTGAATATCAGTGGACATTATTTTCTCTTTCTAAGAGGGGGAGTTTCCTCCCCCGGTTGATTATTTAACTACAATTTGTCGAGGCTTCAGTGCTTCTGGCATGATTCGCTCGATACGAACGATTAACATTCCATCTGTTACTTCAGCTTCTCTTACTTCCATGTATTCGGCAAGAGTCCAATTTTGTTCAAAGTTACGTGCGGCTAATCCTCTGTGCAGATACTCTTTAGTATCAGTATCTGCTTCTGACTTTACACCACGTACGACCAATTGATCTTGGTCTACTTCTACTGTGATTTCTTCTTTGCTGAATCCAGCTACTGCTACTTCAATAGCATAATCACTATCACTATACTTCACAATATTATGTGGAGGATAGTTTGAGTGTGTTCTAGTATTATTAAAATACTGATCAAACCCTACTAGGGCTCTGCTAATCTGTGCTAGGTCAGCTGGGTTAATAGTTCTAAGTTGCATTCCTGACATGTTATATCTCCTTATGTTAAGCAAGAACTTTACGGGGCCCTATCATAGGCGCCCCGGGTGTTTATTATATTACTTCTTTTCTTCTTTGTCAACTTCTGTAAAACTCGCATTAACAGTTTCACCTTCGGTTGCTTGTACAGGTTCTGCCGCTTTGGCAGATTCAGCTTCCTGTTTCTTAGTGATGAACGGCCCAGCTTGTTCAAACAAATTAGTAACTGCTTCAGTTATTTTTTCTTTGTCTTCACCAGCCACCGCTTCATCTAATGCAGTTCTAGCAGTTTCAAAATCAGTACGTTCTTGTTCAGTAACTTGATCTTTGAACTCGTCATAATCTTTGTTTAAAGAGTGACGAGTTGATTCTGCTTGATTACGTGCTTCGATTAACTCTTTTTGCTGTTTATCTGACTCTGCATTTTCTTCAGCTTCTTTAACCATACGTTGGATTTCAGCTTCAGTTAGGCCTGAGTCGGATTTAATAGTAATCTTATTTTCTTTGCCAGTGTTTTTATCTTTGGCACTTACATTAAGAATACCGTTAGCATCTAAGTCAAGTGTAACTTCAATTTGTGGAGTACCACGCATTGCTGGGGCAATACCTTCTAAGTTAAACTCACCTAGTGATTTGTTGTATCTAAACAAGTCACGCTCGCCCTGTGCAACTTTGATAGTTACAGCTGGTTGATTGTCTTCTGCTGTTGAGAAAGTCTGTGAGTGCTTAGTTGGAATTGTGGTGTTCTTGGCAATCAGCTTGGTAAACACTCCGCCCATTGTTTCAATACCTAGTGTCAACGGAGTAACGTCTAACAACAATACGTCTGTCTTATCGCCTGCTAGAACGGCACCCTGGATGGCGGCGCCGGCGGCAACTGCTTCGTCTGGGTTTACGTCTTTACGTGGAGCCTTGCCAAACAGTTTCTCAACTGCTTCCTGCACTTTAGGCATACGTGTTTGTCCACCAACTAGGATAACTTCGTCAATGTCTGCGGCTGTTACTTTAGCATCAGTCATAGCGATCTTACATGGCTCAATTGAACGAGCAATTAGCTTTTCAACCATTGACTCAAACTTGGCACGGCTGATAGTTACATTCATGTGTTTAGGACCTGTTGCATCTGCCGTGATGTAAGGCAAATTAACGCTTGTGCTTGCGGCACTGGATAGTTCAATCTTGGCCTTTTCTGCGGATTCTTTCAAACGTTGAAGAGCAAGTACATCCTGCTTCAGATCAACACCATTATCTTTCTTGAACTCGTCAACTAGGTAATCCATAATTACTTGGTCAAAGTCTTCGCCACCCAAGAAGGTGTCGCCATTTGTGGAGAGCACTTCAATTTGCTTATCGCCTTCCACATTGGCAATTTCAATAATGCTGATATCAAATGTACCACCGCCCAAGTCGTATACCGCAATCTTGCGATCCTTCTTGTCTGCTTTGTCCACACCATATGCCAGTGCGGCCGCTGTTGGTTCGTTGATAATACGCAATACTTCTAAGCCAGCGATACGACCTGCATCTTTAGTAGCTTGACGTTGGCTATCATTAAAGTACGCAGGTACAGTAATTACTGCCTGCGTTACTGCATAACCTAGATAGTCTTCAGCAGTCTTTTTCATTTTGCGAAGTACTTCAGCTGACACTTGTTGTGGTGCTAGCTTTTCGCCGTTGGCTTCGATCCAAGCGTCACCGTTGTCCGCTTTGACAATAGTATATGGCATCAAGTCAATGTCTTTTTGTACTTCTTTCTCGTCAAACTTACGTCCAATAAGACGTTTGCTGGCGTAGATTGTGTTCTTTGGGTTTGTGACTGCTTGTCGTTTTGCTGTTGCACCTACTAGGATCTCGTCTTTTGTATATGCAATGATTGATGGTGTTGTTCTAGCACCTTCGCTGTTTTCAATTACTTTAGCAATTCCGTTTTCTAGGATCGCTACACAGCTATTTGTTGTACCTAAATCGATACCGATGATTTTGCTCATAATAATCTCCTTTAATTAAGCAAGAAATTTGTAGACCCTCGCGGCGTTCTACAAATTTATTTATCTCAGATATTCTCTAAATTCTGAATATTTGACCATTTTTTTAGTTTTTCAATCTTAGCTTCTTGAGCACGTTCAATGTTAGTATAACTAACAATATCCATGCTGTGTAAGATATCAATCATAGCTAGCATATCGCCTAGCTCTTCTTCAAGATGTTCCCTATTGGTTTTGGGTTTTCCTGGCTTAAAATTATCAAGCCCAAAGCGGCTGATTTTACTTACTGCTTGAATAACTTCTGCACACTCTTCTTGAAGAATGTCCATTACTTCTTTAGTTTGGGAGTCCATTGTAGTTACCTTTGGAAAGTCTATTGGATTGTCTGTATTTGTATAGTGCATATTATCGTTGGTTGGCAAAGGGAGCGATGTAAGTGCCACCGCTAGTTGTGCTAGTTCTGAGAGTATTGTAGACATTTTGAATTCCTACTGCTTGGTTCCATGCATCTTCCAATGCATGGTGTGCTGTTACGGGAGGACGTTGTGGATTGATACCTAGATCAAATGCTGTACGCACGTCTCTGACTTCCCAAAACTTCCATGGAATAGCTTTATTGATTTTACGGAACACATGCTCACATATTATAACATCAAAGCACGACCCATTTGACCAAACACGTTTGGCACCCCAGCAGAATTTGTACAGTTGATTAAATGCATCAACAATATCAATTCTTCCTTCGGGATCAAAGGCAGCAGTTTGTGCCTCTTTACTTTGTTGTGCCCACCATTCAATAGTAGCATCACTGGTTGTTAGTCCAATTCGATCACAACTGTCTATATCTACTTTCACATAAAAACTATCCATTTTAGGTTCTTTAATTTCGGACCCAAAAGGATCAAATTTTACAGCACCAATTGTAAGGATAGTTGCGTCGGGAGTTGTATTTAGAGTCTCCAAATCTATCATAATGTCAGTATTCATACAAACATTATAACACTGTTAATGTATTATGTCAATAGAGTTTTGGTGGAAGTTGTTGATCTCTGAGCTTTTTATTCCAACGACTTTTGGCGGCACCTTTTTTACGTTTGCGTTCTGTAGTTGGCTTTTCGTAAAATTCTTTGGCACGTAATGTTTCCAAAGTGCCAGCATCTTCAATTTTACGTTTGAATCGGCGAAGACTTACATTGATGTTTTCGCCTTCCCGAACTGAGATACCAGTTCCCTTACTCTTCTGATGCATCTTCATCATCCTCAATATCGCCGTCTTCATGACTGGCTATCTGCTCAACAATCCAATTCAAATCATAAATTCGATTCTTACTTATTAGATTATATGGAGTGATTTCGTCATTTGTGATATAATGACTGTTAGGGTGCGCTAACAAGTATGTGACAAATTGACTGGTTACTCCATCACAGTTATCTATATCAATAATAATAACTTCTACTTGCTGTGATACACTTAATAACCAATCAATATCAACATCGTCTTGGTCAAATATAAACACATTTATATCGTCGATACTATGACTTAGAATAGTTTGAAATTGTTCTTTAACTGGATTAGATGGTTTCACTAACAGATAACTTAAACTCATATTGAAGAGTTTATCCGGCGGTGTTATCAGTGTTATTTTTCCTAAGTTCATATATACGCTCTTCAAAATATGTTATTTTTTCTTCTGGATAACCATAAAATCTTGGACCATTTGCTTTTATATCTTCTATAAATTCAAATAATTCGGGATCAGTGTCTTTATCAACATTTAGATCTTTAAATTGATCTTTAGAATATTCTATGTATAGTTGGTCTCTTGGTTTGATACCAGATACCCTTGCCCATAATGTGTTAGTAGTTTGTTCTTGATTTTGTATGTAGCCTATATTCGATTCTTTATCTGTATCTGCCCAGTTTCGTCCTTGGTCATGTATGTCTTTTTTTTAGATTCGTCTTCTCCGCCCATTATATCAGAAAACAAAATTGTCTTAGGCTGATCGGCTGGAGTTTCTACTGCCGGCACTTCTGCACCAGCTGTGTTGATATAAGTTTCACCCTTGGCTACACGTTCTTCAACAGTTGATTCTACAGCGATATGCTTTTCAGCTTCTTCGACCATTTTATTCCACTTGTCTAGTTCTGAATCTTCAATAGCAGGCGGAGGGGGCGTATCTATAACAGAAACCACATCACTGTATAGTTGTGTTGGCTCAGATGGTGATTCAATTTCTGTAACAGTAGCTTCATCAACTATATTGACTTTACTCTCCGTAGTCAGGCTGTTACCCTCTGCTGATTCTTCTTTGGGAATAAATTCTGTAGGCTGTGGTACAAAGTCATTGATACTTACAGGTGCTGGTTCAACTTCTTCTTTCTTCCAACCAAATGTCATCTGCGCGGCTAGTAGCATGATAACTGCTAGCGGATCAAACACAACAACAATCATTATGATGATCCATGTTACTGCTTTTTCCAGCATGTTTTCATCTGCGCCGTGGTCGCCATAGATGAATTTGGCTATGTATTTTATTGGCCCAACCTCGGCCTCCACCTTTCGAACCTCTGCCGCAATAGGTGCTCTCTCACTGTTAAGTGTAGCGATGATCTTTTGCGATTGAGCAATTTCTTGAGTAATACGACCGCGATCTTTTTGCTGGGCTTTACGAATTGCGACTGCTTTTTCGGCACCCTTTTCATCCGTTGAGCGACCCATAACTTGGTCCACTGCCTCATCAAGTTGTTTGAGAACTTTACGATTTGCATCTATATTTTCTTTTTCTGTTTTAAGTTTTTCATCATAGACAGCAATCTTACTTTGAACATCACCTGACACTAAGTTTTGATCATTGTGCGCTTTGCTCAGGAATCCAAAAATGCCCATGCTGGTAATCAGCATGAGAATTGCCACTGCTGATACCATGTAATACTTCATGTACGCAGGGGCTTTGTGCCAATTTTCTTTAAGCCAACTAGCACATACCAGTTTGCCTACTTCTAAAGCTGATCCCATAATAATAATTGGAATCACAGCCGCTGAAAAGATAGCGGTCAAACCTACTACTGAATAGTAGATTGCGACCGCTGAAATTGTTAAACCTGTAAGAAGAAGTAGGTATGCTAATATCATCCGTGTTGCTTAATCAAAAAGTGTTGATTCGTCAATTAATGTAACAGCCACAGTACCGTATGATTGGCTTGCAGTTGCACCTGTTGTTGTTACTGTGATACTTGCTTGAGTGTCGCCATTTGATGGATCATACACACGTTGAGTCGCTGTTGTAACATCACGGATACCTTGTGCGATTGCATTTTTAATAGCAATAGCTGTCGTTGAGATTGCCGTTGATCCGTCGATGGCAGTACCAGTGAGTGCGATAAATGCTGGACGCTCATAGTTCACTGTAAACTGTAAACTTGTAGCCTGTGCATCACCGTTAGCTTCTGTAATAGTAATATCACGTACTTGGCAATCGCCTAGACCTGTTAAACGGTTAACGATATTGCGAAAACGCATATTTCCTCTAGCACGGGCTTTTCCCAAAACTAGTGTAGTTGGCAGAGTAGCAAAGCTGTCTGAACTGTTTGGTGTAACACCGCCGTTATCGTTACCATCTGCGGTTGGGTAATAAGTGCTATTACTCATAGTAATAATCACTTTGTACATTTCAGCTTGTAGCTGATTTGCATCATTTTGAAATCCTGAGGCCATTATACCTACTCCTTGTATTATAAGATATTTATCAGTAAATTGCCCATTCCCTTATTATACAGTAAGGGCAATTTATTGCAATCTTATTGGTTATTTAAAAATAATCATGGCCATTAGAGCGGCCTGCACAAAGAACCCAAATCCAATGGTTACAATGTTCAAAAAGTCCTTTTGAATTGCGGCTTTGATAAAAAAGCAGAACAGTCCAGCCCATGCAAACAGAACCAAATCTACTGGAGGCATTTTTTCAGTTAAACCTGTCAAAACTGCCAAAAGTGTAGGAATTGTGGCCAAGTGCATGAGTATGACCGCAACCCATCCCATTGTTTCTGCGCTCATATGGGGAGCATGTTCTTTGATGTTTTTGACCAGCAAATCCAAATCAAAGAAATTGTGAATTGTTGACTTGACTGTGGTAATAATTGCTTGTGTGTTCATGGTAGTCCTTAATTATAAAATATGTGACGGCCGATCTTGGCCACTGGTTTCTTGTTCCACCCGGGTTTTACATAGTCCCCATGAAAGTACAGGGCATTCTTTAGGTCTGGAAGTCTAAATCCTTCAAGTAAGACTTTCTTTGCCACTTCCATACTTTCGGTATAGATAGGTCCATTCATTGGTTTCATGGCATTTGGACTTTGGCAATACCAGCTGAACTGGCACAGCACACGTTCGTAGACTATATTCTTTTGGTAGACTACTTGGCAGATGTCAGATGGAAATGCGCCACTTTCTGTTCTGTTGATTGTTACTTGAGCCACTGCCACTTTGCCTTCAAAAGGTTCCGAGCCTGCTTCATGGTAGATATTACGAGCTAGACAATCTAATTGTGTTTGTCTCATTTGCGCTGTAATTGGGCTTGCTGTTTCACGAGCTTCTTTAAGTTTGTTGAACTTAAATTGTACTGCTTGTTGAGCGGCCAATGCCACTGCTAGTACTACTGAAATATTTAAAATTGTTTTGATAATGCGTATCATTTTTTTCTCCTTTACGCTGGATGAGGTATCGCTAGTACCATCATTGTTAATTGCTTGGCTGTTTCCGTTTCTCCTTAAAAATAGGCCGTTGCCCACTAAACCTTTAGTGGGCAATATATAGTTATCCTTTGTTGACAGCGTTAAAATACTATTATTATGAGTGACCATGCTTTATCGCCTCATACGAGCGATATCAACTGCTTCCTCATCGCTAAAAATTGGCACTGCATTGCTTTTGTGCATGGTTGCGATGCCTTTGACTTTGGTTCCTGTATAAACTTTGGCTGGAGCCAAAGTAGCGTTACCACCAGTATCTATGCTTTTCAAATGTGCGGTTGTGTTGCGACCTTCGGGGATTGTCAAACTATAGTGTCCGCTCAAGCTGGGTGCAGTCATGGCTCGGGCACGTTTCTTAGCCTCTGCTTCAACGCCCCATTTTTTCTGGAGTTCTTTCCATGACTCGTCTAGATCTCTAGCTTTTCTAGCATGTTCTGCCGAAGCGAATTTTTGTTTGCCTTTCTTTTTGCCGGTGGTACTGAGCCACGGACCTTCTAAATGCATTGACATATCAGTTCCACTCCATTAGTTGCTTGCCTGATTGTGTTTCTGTTAATTTTGAAACAAGTCCACCAATTCGATTGTGTAAAGGGTCAGTTGATTTCATCTTGGTTGCATCAAACGGAAGTTGCATTTTAGAAAGCCAATGTTTAGTCATGCGAAGCAAATCAATATCATTCTGACATTGTTGCATTGATAAAAATACGCATCGATCAACTGTATCATGAAACTCGTTACTATCATCACCGTATCTTAACTTAGCATCTTGCATTAGATTACCCAATTCATCTGCCATAGTTTTAGGATCAAATTTAAGTACATTCCAAAAATGTTGCTGTTCTGGTGTCAAGTTAAACTCCAAAAGTTATACACTACTAGTATTATACTAGAATAGTCAAACTATGTCAAATGTGTTTACACTCGAAAACTTTCACCGCAACCGCATTCGCCTTTGGAATTTGGATTGGAAAATTCAAACCCTTCATTGAGACCATTGCGGACCCAATCCATTGTCAAGCCATTCAAGTATGCTAGACTTTTGGCATCTACCAACACACAAAAATCTGGTTGGGCAAAATTGGTAACACCAACTTCAGGTTCGTACTCGTCCACATATTCCAGTGTATAAGCCAATCCACTGCAACCTGTGGTCTTTACACCGATTCGTATGCCAACACCTCGGCCTCGGCGTTTAAGCTGTTGCTGTATCTTCTTTGATGCTGTTTCGGTTACGATAATCATTTACTGCCGCCTTGATAGCATCTTCTGCTAGTATTGAACAATGTATCTTGACCGGAGGTAGAGCCAACTCTTCAGCAATGTCGCTGTTCTTGATTGAGCTTGCTTGATCCAAACTCATGCCTTTGACCAATTCAGTGATAAGAGAACTACTAGCAATGGCCGAACCACAACCGTAAGTCTTGAATTTTGCATCTGTAATGATACCATCTGCGCCTACTTTTATTTGTAGTTTCATCACATCGCCACAAGCAGGTGCACCGACCATACCTGTGCCAACTGTGGGATCATCTTTTTCAAACGATCCCACGTTGCGTGGATTTTCGTAATGATCAATTACTTTATCCGAGTATGCCATTATTGTGTACAGGTCCTGGTACGAGTAACGGTACCATCAGAGTGTTGTGTTTCTGTCCATACCGTACAACTTGGTTGCGGTGTAACTGTATATACAGGTTGCTGTTGCACAATAATCGGCTGTTGCTGTACAACTACAGGTGGTTCATAATAGCGTGGACGATTAAGTTCATAACCAATTACACCACCGATAAGTGCTGGCCCAACCCAGTTGCCTCCAGCATAGAAGCCGCCGCCCCTATAGTAAGGACCATGATGATGCCATTGTGCATTAGCAGTACCTACTACTGCTAACATTGAAAGTGCTAATAATAACTGTTTCATAATAGTCTCCGGGCTATGCATATATAACGCCTTAGGCTAGTATTTAGTTGACTTATTTTGGTTCTTTACGTGCGTTTTTAACTGCGGTGACATCGTTGCGAGTTTCTTTGCACAACTTAGCCAAATCCTGACAGTGCTTTCGAACACGGGTACCAGCGGCACCTACTTCTTTGTCATAGAACTTTTCGAAGTCTGCTTCCATTGCTTCGACGATCTTTGTGAATTCTGCAAATTTATTTGTAGCCATTTTATTTCCTTTAATGTGAGTACAGAGTACTTATACCTATTGTACAGGTGTCGAAAATAAAGGTCTAGTTAATTGACTATCACATCCGGTGATCCGGCAGTGATTGCGCCACCGTCTGTTGAATCTCCTACTCGGGCAACACCAACGCCACCAACAAATACATTGCTCGAACCTGCGTTAATAACAGCGCCATGCGGTACACAGTTTCTGCCAGATCGTATTGTATGGGCCGCAGTTGGATTGCCGATACACTCTATCGCTATGCCGTTGGCAAACACTTTGGCTCCGGCACCGGTAGGGCCAGTCACAGTGGTTGTTCCGTCACAACTGTGTCCGGTTGTTGTTGGGTCTCCGTCTCGGGCTATTGCTGGCATAAAATTATTTATGCCAATTTGATACCAGTAGTCTGCTCAGTATATCGATCAGCGGCATCTTTTACCGTAGGGGCCAGCACCATAATTGCACTTCTGTTTATATTAACTTCGCCGTCTGGATCTGTGGTAAACAGAAATGGTACTAGGCCAATACCATCTTTGGTTGCTGTCAAGCACAATGGTTTCCTTACAGTAACAGCCATTGGGTTTTCGGATACCAGTTTGGCAACAATCTCTTCACCTGCTGTAGTTTTAATTGTGACTACTTCGCCAGCGGCGATACCTTTATTAATTAACATGTTATACCTTTTCGAAATGTTTTTTGAGTTCTGTGAACCCACCTATATAATTATCGTCTAAAAATATCTGTGGTAAAGTTCTGGCTGTAGGTACAGCTTCTAATAGTTGTTCTTTAGTCCATGTTGTTTCGACATTTCTTTCTTCGTATTCAATACCTTTCATTTCAAGTAGGGCTTTGGCCTGTACACAAAATGGGCAAGAATTCTTACTCCATACTACTGCTTTCATATTGTCCTTTTTCTTAAAAATATTGTCCCAATTACTGTCAAATGTCTTGTGATCAACACTGAAAGGTCTTGGAGTACTTCCTTTTCCTGACATGTTATCTCCTTGGTTTAAAGTGGAACACGCCCCCATTAGGTGCGTTGTTAGTATTATACATACTTATTAAGTCAAGTCCATACATTCCGGCTAACATGATTAATTTAGGATCCTTGTTAACTTCAATAATATAAAGATCTGCATCATCTGTTAAATGAGCGTTTATGTTTTTATAGAATTCTCTATGGATGGCAAAATCTTGATCTACTAGTATGCGTAGCATATTTGGATCTGGATAATCCTTGCTAGTAGCAGTTTCATCAAATGTCCATGGGGGATTTGCTACAACTAGATCCCAAATTTCTTCTTGGGGAATATATTCAATTGCAGGGCTTACATAGCCTGTAATTTTATCGGTTAGGTTATTATTGTGTGCGGTGCTGTAACAGTCTTTTATAGCTACATCATAGTAATCAGAGAACACCATATGATCGCATAGACCGGCGCCTAGTACTTCAAAACCAATAACTCCAAAACCAGCACACCATTCAAATCCGCGATTGTACTTTTCTTTGCCGGAATTTCTAATTGCTTTTATAATATCATTTTTGTATCTTAGCCCACCGCCGTCTAAATGGACAGGAGACGTAATCTTGATGCCGCTATCTAGAGTAACATCAAGAGGAGTCCAATCTTTCTCATAGTCTAATGACATTAATTTCATAGTGACGGCAGTGCTTCATAATCTATGCCCTCCCCCATGATGCCAATAACATAATTTGTCGACTCATTTTCTTGTAGTGCTGTTTGCTTCTTGCTAGTATCTACGTGTTTGTTAAACCAGGGAATTGGTGTTGACTTTGGAGAACTTACTTGATACTTGATTCCGATATCTTTGAGTGCGCTTACTGCGGTATAATCAACGAAATCTTTTAGAATGTTTGCGTTGAGACCAATCACAGGACCTTTCTTAAACAGGTATACTGCCCAATCTTTTTCTTCCTGTATAACATCCAAGTACATTTGGTATACTTCGGCCTCGCAATCAAGTTTTGCGTTGGCAAATCGAGGATCTTCCTTGACCACTTGATTGATAATGTAAGCAGTCCAGCCTTTATGTAACAACTCGTCTTGTAGTATCAAACTGATAATATTACCGTTACCAATAAAGATCTTGTTCTCTACCATGGCCAAACTAGTAGCAAATGATACCATGAATCGAAATGCCTCTAGGGCATAGCTGGCGTTGAGTGCCAACCATATAGCTCGTATATGTTCAACTTCGGAAACAAATTCTCCTGTTTCTTTGCGACAGTTAATCAAATGCAAATTGTCATAATACTTGCCTACACTTGCCGCCATGCTAACAATTTCTTCAGTGTCGTGAATGGTAGCAAATACATCCTTGGGCACATTGTAGATGTTGCGAATAATGTGGCTGTAGCTCTTTGAGTGAATGTTGGTTTCAAAGAATCCCCAGTTGTACATCAGTGCTTCTAATTCGGGAATACTACATACTGGAGTAAACACTTGTGTAGGGCCACGTCCTTGCAAACTATCTAATGCTGTTTGTCGTAGTAAGTTACTGGTAAAGATATGCTTAATGGCATCACTGGCATCTTTAAAGTCATTACTGTCTTTGCTTAGGCTAATCTCTTCGGGTTGCCAGAAGAAACCACGAGCCGTGGCATCGAAGTCTGCAATCTTCTTGTATTTAACTTCTTCGAAGCGTTGGATAGTCACTGGACCTGCTGGATCCAGAAACATCTTACGGCTTAGGTAGTCAGTTTTAGTGTGTAAGTTGTATTGTGCTTTGCTCATTAATATTTTCCTGATGCAAGTTGTTCATCCAGGTAGTTCATTGGTTATTAATTTCCCTGTGCTATAGTTATCTATTGCATCTCGTATCCAATTGAAAACAATTTCATTTCGTCCTTCCCCATCTAGATGATTCCATGCTGGATCACCTATTACTCCGCCAATAGTATTACCGTTAGATATACTTATTCTATCTAATGCTGGACGAATTTCTAATCCGTTAGTCCATCGATAATGATACTCCCCAGCCCAGCACCACATCTCATGGTAAGACCATAAATGAATAATTTTTGTCGATGGTGGGAATAAAGGTAAGATTGTATTGTCAAAATAATACATAGCTGATTTCATTTGAAAATCTACTAGTTCTGTATCGTACAGATATCTATAATATTGCTCGGCCGCCTTCCATACTGGCCCGGTTTCATTTCCGTGTATAATTTTTGTAAAAACTATGTCTCGAACATTTTTATGAAACAACCGATCTTTACTAGTCCAAACGAATATACATACATCGGGTATTGTTTGCTCTTGAATAAAAGGAGTAATTTGCATTAATATTGTATCATAGATAGAACTTCCCGCAAGTCCTATGTTGACGATCTCTGCTTGATAGTGATTTTGTAATTTTTTAATGTAGGTTTCATAGGTAGGCCATACACCGTTGGTAGCAAATCCGCCATGGCGCTTGTCTAGCACTGAACAAAAACTATCCCCAAAAAATCCTATTTTCATAACTTACAACTCTCACAATCTTCTTCATTATCAAAGTCAATTGGTTCTAACATCGCAGGCGCATCTTCTTGTACTGCTTTACTGCCCGCTTTGTTGATCAAACTGTAGTAGAATGTCTTTAGTCCCCATGCATGTGCTTGCATTAAGTTCTTAATAATTAAAGTAGTCGGTACTTTACGATCCGCCCAATGCGCAGGATTATAGAATGTGTTAGTGCTGATGCTTTGATCAACATAAGCGGCTAACACACTGGCTGTTTTCAAATAGCCGTCGCAGTCTTTTTGTTCCCACATGAGTTGATACTTGTTCTTGAGTTTATGATACTCTGGAACAACTTGAATAAAACTGCCTGCTTTACTTTCTTTAACACTGATTAAACTCATGGGTAACTCAATTCCATTAGTGCTGTTTATAACAACGCTTGAGCTTTCGACTGGGGCAATGGCCATCAATGTGGCATTGCGAACACCGTACTGTTTCATGTTGACTCGCAGTGTTTCCCAATCAAGTTCTGGGGCAAAGTTTGCTAGTTCATTAGCACCCTCTGCTCGTAATTCCCAAGGGAATATGCCTTGACCATATCGTGTCTTATCACTGTGGGTGCATGGCCCACGTTCTTTAGCTAGTTCTACTGTGGCTTCAGTCAAGTAAAAGGCTTGATGCTCCATCCAGCTCTTGACATCTTGTAGTGCATCCTTTTCACCATAACGTAGTCCACGTTTGGCATGCCAATAGGCCAAATTAGTTACGCCAATACCCAAGGGTTGGATTTCATCATTACTGAGTTTGCTTTGAATACTTAAAAAATCTTGGTAGTCAAGTATGTTGCACAGACTGCGCTGTAAAATGCGGCAAGCACGGCGCATGTCTTCTGGATTGCGGAAGGCTCCCCAGTTGATACTGCCGAGTGTGCAAAGAGCAATGCGGCCGTCCACATCATCAAGACGTTTAAAAGATTTAGTAGGTAAAAGTATTTCACAGCATAAGTTACTTTGATAAATGGTATGGTACTCAGGATCAAATGGTCCTTGATTCTGTACATTGTCGATGAACACAAGATAGATCCGACCAGTGTCGGTACGTTCTTTTAGTATGCCACTCTTGAATACTTCTTCAGCACTCATAGTTTTGGTACGTAGGTCTCGACGCTTTTCGTATTTTACATACAGTTCTTCAAATTCTGCTGTGTTACGATAAAAGGCTTCATATAGGTCTGGTACCTCATTCGGGTCAAAGAAGGTGATGTTCTCTTTGTTCTTGAACCGGCGCCAAAAGAATTTGCTAAGGACAACTCCGTAGTCCATGTGTCGAACTCTAGTTTCCTCTGTGCCTTGATTGTTTTTAAGAACAATAAGGTCATCAAACTGATGATGCCAAATGGGATAAAATACAGTAGCACTTGCATTGCGAATACCTCCTTGACTGCATGAGCGTAAATCTCCAAACCACTTCTTAAGGAATGGAACCATACCTGTGTGCATAATCTCACCTCCGCGGATGGGACTGCCCAAAGGACGTAGTCGTCCAATCTCTAAACCAATGCCAGCACGTTTGCTGGCATACTTGGCCATCATCTCACCAGACGCGAAAATACTGTCCAGATCATCATCTGATCTAATAAGAACGCAACTGCTAAATTGTTTCGTAGGAGTACCAAGCCCAGCAAGAACAGGAGTAGCAAGAGTAAATAACCCGTCACTAGCCGCTTGGTAGTACTCTTTGATGTAGCGCATTCTCGCTGAGTTGGGTTCTTCTTTGTGGAAGACAGTGGCAGCGGCAATAATATATCTAATCTGTGGTGTTTCATAAGTTTGTTTTGTTGCGCGATTCTTTACTAGATATTTTTCGATTAGCTGTTCAATAGCCGCATAACCATACTGTTCATCTTTTTCATGATCCAGCATGTCATTCATCCGGTTCCAGTCGTCTTCTGAGTACCATTCTAATAGTTCTGGAGTATACAGGCCTGTGGCCACATTCTTTTGTACAATAGAGAAAAGACTTGGGACTTGGTATTGTCCGTATACATCTTTACGCAAGATGCTGAGACGCTGTTTACCTGCTACATATTGATAATTGGTGTGGCCTACATCTGGATTTGATTCTACATCGATCAAATCTACGATAGCACGTAGGGTAATGTTGTCAATTTCGCTAGTGGTAATTCCATCATAGAAGTGCGGCTGACTCTTGATTTCAATCATACTTTGACTGACGTCTGCTATGCCTTGACAGACTTTGGTTATTTGAGCTTGCCATTTCTCAACTGCTAACGGCTCCCGGCTGCCGTTTCTCTTAATTACTGTTATCTTGCTCATTATTACCTATTCTAAATTGTTTATACTTTACTTAATTTGTTTGTTTAGAAAAGTATTTAGTGATGAGACATGGCCTTCTACATCTTATTCGTTATATTAACACGAATTATATACGCATTTATAGACAATGTCTACTCAATCGGTTACAGCGCAGTGAAGTAGGTATAATTGAAATATCCAGCATCGCCGGTTAATAGATTTTGATACTTAACTGAAATAGAATAAGGCACTTGGCCGGCCCCGCCTACATAATTACCGCCAGTTTGATCTAAAAAACTAGCTGAGAATGATAATAGAATTGAATTTTGGTTATTTGGATCTGTGCCGGCAAAATCGTATTCGTCACTCAATTGGATAACTCTGCTGTCAATGTTTGCTGAGATTGTTATTATGCCGCGACGTGTAAAATTATTAGAAATACTTTGATAGAAATATTCAATTTCATAATTTATACTGCCAATCGGAGTCCCGTTTTGATCAGTTGAAACAGGTAATCTAAATGCCATAACTGGATTAATCACCTGCCCCAACAATATTTGTTGTTGCCCAAATGATTTGTAGTAAGCGTGTCCTGCAACTTCTGGAACATATGGGTGTGATAAATTACTCGTAGACAGATCACCGGCTCGATCTGATTGATCGTTTAGAGAGGAGTTACCAAATGTGTTGAACCATACCTGCGGATATTGCGAAGCTGATGCATTGCTACCACCGTTGTTGCCCACATTGATATATTTGCAATTGGTAGTTGCATTACCAGTGCCCAAGTTTATAAACACAGCTTGGCGCTTGATATTAGAAAATTTACTGTTTGAAATAGTAGTTTGTCTTGGTCCGTATTGTTGACCAACTGTACTGCCATTAGCACCAATACCTAAACCAAATCCAGTATAACAATCACTAGTGTTTATGTTGTCAAATGTGTTGTTTAAAATATCTCCCTTGGCAAATACTCCGTAACTGAATCCGTCAAGTTTGATATTTTTAAATTTATTGCTGTCTGAAGTAACAATATTACTAACTGCATTTAATGTGATCCCGCAACTCTGTGCATTGAATGAACTGAAGGCAGTAGCACCTCGGAGATTTATATTTTCAAAAACACATTCCTTGGCAGCATCGAGTTGGATACAAGTATTAAGACCTGTGGTAACACGAATACTGAGATCACTAATTGTTATGCCTTTTGGCTGAGTAGTTCCTAATGTGTTACTTATACTACTAGGATTTCCAGCAGTGCTTGCATCGTTGACTAACTGGATAGCAGGCTGTGCTGGAGTCACTGTAAATGTGTTTAGAGTTGCGCCGGATGATACTGTTGCAGTCTTATTCAGTGTTATGCTAGCACCAGCAACCACTGACGACACCACTGTGTTGGCTGGGATTCCTGTTCCTACTACTGTTGCGCCTAACAAGTAGGCAGATGCAGATGTTGTTGACAATACAGCACTGTTGTTAATTGTACTACCTTGGATTGTAATTACTGGGTTATAATATATAAATGTTTTATCGGCACCTGCCCCAACAAGGGTAGCATAGCTTGGAATGTATAATGGACTTGTTGTTAAGTAAATTCCTGGAGGGATAGTCAGCGTTACTCTAGTTTTTGCGGCAGCAATAAGCGGAGTTCCATCAAGATTCGTTGCACTTGATTTCGTTACATTTAAAAATAATTGATTAATTGCACGTTGTAATGCTACTGTATCATTAGATACACCATTACCAGTAGCTCCAAACTCCGCAGTATTGACCTGATCGTCAAACCTTGCTTGTATAGAGCGAGTTATTTGGGAGTTTACATTAGGACCTGTGACGATAGTACTGTCTGTGGCCTTGTAGGCATACTGCACTAGCCCTAATAAATTCCCCTGAGCTGTTAGATCGTTTTGTGTAACAATCTTAGTATTACCAACAGCAGGAGCACCTTCAGCAACACTTCCGTTACCAATGTATAATTCTTGGGTGTCCACGGCCCATGCCATTTCTCCGCTGGCCAGTTGCGGTAACCCTGTGCCGGTCTGTGCTTGCCCGCGACGTATTTGTATTCTTGAAATTTGGACAACAGCCATGGAAATATCCCCTATATAGGATATTTATCACATCTGTTTGTAGTATTGTTCCACCTTGTCCCACCACTTAGCTTCCCAATAGCTAAAATCTTCAGGTTTTAATATAAATTCCTGATATACAGGATCTCCCCAAATTAATGGCTTGATTTCAGGCGGCTTAATACACATTAGCACGACACCTTTGCGTATATTACTTCCGTGTACTTTATTGTGGGCTAGCGCATAGGCAGTTAATTGCAGATAATAATCTTCAATCCACTCTTCTTTTTTAGCTTTATTTGTTTGCTTGTAATCTAGGATAGCTTCGTCATTTAGATGAAGCCCGCAGCCGTCAGTAGTTCCAGCATATATTCCGGGATAGTACAAGGGAACTTCCACACCCCAGACTTCGTTGACATTAGACAACCCTTGTTCAATAACAACCTTGGCCATCTTGTGACTTTGTATACTATAAGGATTTGTTCCAGGTTCGTTGATAGAGCCCTGTTTGACATAGTCCTCTAGGAACTTGTGCATACGTGTGCCACGACCGGCCGCTTCAGTTACGATTTCTTGTGCTTTAACTTCGCCGACACGTTTTTTCCAATTAGCAAGTGCTTGCTTCTTTTCTTCGCTTTTGGTTTTGTCTAGGATTGTAGTTACACTAGGAACTTTGCTACCATCTGGTAGTGCATACAGTCTCTTACCTTCTACGCTTTCTCTATTGATAGGTTCGTAGTTATACCGTTCTTTTAATAAAGTCATCAATAATTATACAACAATTTATAGTGTAAGTCAATCTTTATTGGCGATGCTAGTACTATCTTTGATACCAAGCAATGTCCCAACCTTTATTTTTTTTCCAAACTATAGTTCGTATATAATTTTCAAATTCATCAAAATACTCTGTTGGGATTAAATCGATTACAACATGCGTTCTAGAACTAGAACCATTATTAGCACCAAAATGTGTGACCATATTGTTAAACTCATATACTGATCCAATTTCCATACACATAGACATATTGCCACAAGTCATTATAGTGTCAGCATTAGTGGTAATAGGTACATGTACCCTCTTAGTCATAGTAAACCACCATACAGATCCGTCTTCATTATCTATATGAGGCTTAATTGCTGTTCCCGGAGCCATATAGTTTATGTCTGCGATATAGATGGAAAATCCTGGATTTAATTCTTCAACTCTAGTAAATATACCCTCGCATACATCGTATATTTCTGAAATTTCCTCAAAATACTTTGTTGTTAAAGCAGGGTGAAGTTTTTTAAATTTATGCGAGTATGTGCGAAAGAAGAATGGAAACTGATGCCAGTGTATACCTTTAAACTTTTCTGGAAAATGCTGTGTGCGTTCTTCTCTTAGGTTGCCTGCCACACAGGCGGCAAGAGGCTCTAGCATAGATTTATCAATATCGCCTAGTAATATTATAGGAGTATCTGGTTTAGTGTACCAATGTGTTGAAGGTGTGAGCATAGTTTTTTAAGGATAACGGCTTTATTTTGTCCACCATGATTTTCCTTGACTATTTCCTTTCCAAAATATGTTTACTATATAATTTTCAAATTCATCAAAATATTCAGTTGGAACAAGATCTAATACTATGTGGGTTCTCGGACTGGTGCCATTGTTGGCGCCAGAATGCATTACTATATTATTAAACTCATATACTGACCCAATTTCCATACACATAGACATATTGCCACAAGTCATCATAGTTTCAGCATTGGTAGTGATTGGCACATGCACTCTGCGAGTCATGTTTATCCACCAAAATTCTCCAGTGGAATTATCTACGTGAGCTTTAATGCAAGCCGCGGGCGACATGTAATTAACTTCGGCTAGATAGATACTGAATCCAGGATTTAGCTCTTCAACTCTAGCAAATATATCTTGAGATAACTCGTTTATTTTTACTATTTGATCGTACTTATTTTCGTTCGCAGGATTATCTAATAAGTGCATGTGATCTTGATATTTTCGAAAGAAAAAAGGAAACTGCATCCAATGTATTCCATCCCACCATTCTGGATATCTTCTTACTCGTTCTGCTTTTATGTTACCTAATATATAGGTTGCAAGTGGTTCAAGTATTGACCTTTCAATACTTCCTAGTAATATTATAGGAGTGTCAGGTTTTGTATACCAATGTGTTGAAGGTATGGGCATACGTTATTTCTTTAATGCTTTGCCTGTAGCTCTTTTAGCCATTTGGCTTATTTTGCTTTTCTTGTTGCCGCCATGCTTTTCAGGTTCGGCGGCATTGGTTTTGATTACTAAACCGTGCCCGTCAAAGCGATCAACGATCTGTTTAAGCATAGGATCATTTTCCCAACGTGCGGCAAACTGATCGTAACGGATCATCGGAGCACCTTGATTTTTACTAATGGAGTTTATTGCATCCCAGGTGTAAGAACCTTGGGCATTTTTGTTATTGGCATTAGCTTGGAGACTCATTAGTGTTGCCACTAATGGGTCGCCCATACTTTCAATTACTTTTTTTTTGAGTTCAGTAACATGCCTAGTCGACGACTGTAGTCGACACTTTCACGCTTTTCACGGCCAGCGTCTGGAGCTGGCATTGCGCCTGCTTCTTCTGGAGTGCCGCCCATTTCGCCGCCTGCTTCTGGAGCACCAACTGGAGGCATACCGCCGCCTGCTGGAGCACCGCCCATTGTTGGAGCCTCACCGCCTGATACTAGTGCCAATGCGCCTGACAAGCCTTGACGGCTTGTTTCTAATGCTGTATAAATTGCTTCAAGGGCTGGTTTTACTTGTTCTGTATATTGTTGCGCAACATCGCTGCCTAGGGTTTCTCTTATAGAGTCTGTTAATTCTAGTAGTTGTTCTGCTTTCATTGCAGCCACATCTTCTAGCCAGCCTGTGATACGGTCAACCATATCTTTTGTTGCCATGATAACTTCAGCTTTGTCTTCTTCGCCTTCTGCTAGGTATACAATATGATTAGCCACTGCTTCACTTAGATCATATCGTGTTGTTAATTCTGCTGTGAGTTCTTCTTCATCTGATTCGCCTAATTCAATGCGCTCAATAGCTGAATCAATCCATGACTCAGGAACTGAATGCTCCATAGCTTTTTCTTTTAATTTATCTGCGTGTACTTTTTTACGTAGTTCTGCTTTCTTCTCAGCCTTGTGTTCATGTTCTTCTTCATCGCACTCACATGGATTCTTGTTGCATGCATCACAACAATCTTCTCTTTCTAAAATTGCCTGGTTAACACAGTCTAACATTAGTCGTGTTTTTTGATATTCAGTGCTTTCTAGCATTCCGTCATAGCTTTCATTAACTTCAAGCTGACTAATTTTAGTACGTAGCTTATTGCGAGCGTCCTCTAGTTGGACATCGCTGAATTGTTCGAAATTAATAGTATAGCCAAATTTCTTTGCCATACTTTCATTTAAACGCTTGCTAGTAACAGGTTTTGATAAGTCTCTAATTTGCATGGTGGTATCCTAAGCTTCTATTGTATGTATTTATACGAACGACCACTTAAACATCTTGGAAATCCTGTCCTTGAATTGTTCAGTTAGTAATCTGCTGTGTTCTAATCTAGTTAATAATATTTGAAATCTTTCAAAATCTTTAGCTTTTTGTATATTATGTGCGTAAATTAAGGTGTCTGAGTAGTTTGCCCAGTATTGATTGTCGAGTTCTTTAATTTCAAAGAACTTTTCTAAAAATGTCTTGCTGTATGCTCTGGCCGCTAACAGGGCACTGGTTTTTAAGAAAAACTGTTCTATCAAATCTCGAGAGTTTATATTGTATAATCCCCAGTTGCCAGTGGCTTGTTGTCTGATCACAAATGTTTTATAAACAATACTGCCGTCGGGCTGTATTGCAATAGGCAGTTTAGCATTTAAGGTTTCCTCAAAATGCTGAGCCAGCTCTTTAATCATTTTAGATTTATTTTTAAGAGCAGGAGTTTTAGGTTTTGTATTTTTAGATTGTTTTTTCATTTGCAACTACAGTAGGATCTTTCATTCCACTCTTAGTTACCAAACTCTTACGTATGAGTGTCTGAATCCTGAATTGATCATGCTCACTCAGGTTGCTTAATTTAACAGGGGTCTTTAATCTGGACAGCAACTCTGCTTCTTCATTAGTTGTCCAGATTCCAAACTCACCTACTAATTCGTTTATTTTCATCGTAGACCTGCAATTCGCAACATGTGTTCTAATTCAGATTTAGCACCGAATGTATTGGCTCTTTCATTTACATGAGCATGACCTAACTCATCTTCAGGTTGTGCTAGGATATCAGCGATGTATGCATCTCCAGCATCTCGGCCTATTTCGCCATGATTTTCTTTTGTGGGCTCATTGCGGCTTGGAAACGGACTTTGTGCTTCGTCAACTCCCCCACCGTGGAATTTGTGTGTCAAATGGTGTGCATAATTTTCGATATCGCCTGGGTGGACTTTATCCGACAAGAAGTGTAGTGCCTTATTGAATACCATGTCATGGTCCCCACTATCATCGTCGTGCGGAGCATGCTCACTATTCATCCAATCGTGAAAATGTGCATGACTTGGATGCTCATGTTCATCTTCTTCGTAGTCTTCCGATGTCTGTACTACCTTGTCGCCTACTAGGTCGGATCCCGGTGTAGCCGGTACTTGTTGAGTAGTATCATCTTTGGCAACCATGTCTTTTGCCGGCATTGTTGTTGTTTTGCCATCGGGTGTTTTCATTTGAACATTACCGTCTGGTCCTGGAGGAGCTGTGATAGTACCTAGTTCCTTATCTTCCTCGTTCATGGGAGCTTCGGGTTTCTTGGGCTCAATTGTATTGATAGGTTTTTTAGTGTAGATTTTGGCTCTACGACCTTTAGCATGTTCTACGATATCACTGATCTTCATGGTGTTCTCCCAGGCTTAATTTAGCACTTGTTAATTTGTCAATGTGTTTACGAAACTTGTCAATTTTTCCACGAGCACGTAGTAGTTTAAAAGCTAGGTTTTCTACTGAATACTCGCCACCAGCTTGAAGTCCAGTTTGGCGCAGTCTACGAATATCCGACATTGTTTCTTCAGCTGTATTTAAGTCATTTGAGCGCATTGCTTGATTGATCTTACTGGCATAATTTCGAGCTTTGCTTTTAACTTCGGCATCTCGAATGTGTGGAATTTTGTGAGTAGGTTTAACTAACCAGTGATCGTTTAGTACAGAGTATATGCCTGCTGAATGATGCGGCTGTTGCACATCTTGCACATACAATTCTACATCAATACCTTTGATGTTGATGTCATATGTAAAGTTATACTGATTCTTTTTGGCAGTGTATAGTTCAGCTAGTTCTGGTTGATCTTTGGGCATGTCAACTACTAGATGCAGATCTAGGTCACTATGCGGGCCATACCCATACGCGGCATTTGATCCACTGATCGTGATATCTCTTAAGTTTAACTTTGTAACATTTAGAAACTTGGCAAAATGCAAAGCTATTGACATCAACTTGTATCGAACTGTGGTTTCTAAATGATTATTCTCCCACAGTAGGGGATTAAGTTCGCTGTTATAGGTAACAGGGGATATTGAGATCTCTTGAAAGTTCATACTGTATTTAACAGTATTATAAGCCTAAGAACTTTAATATGTGTGGAAAGTTAACAGCATTGATCCAACCTGTGCCTGCGGCAAATGCCAGACCAACCATGGCATACGTGGTGTACTTGTTTTTGACTTTTTCTAAGTCGCCAATTTTGCCAGCTAATTCATTGTGTTGTGCAGACTGTTGTTCATTTAAATGATTGGCATGCTCATAGTACTTTTCAGCATTACTACGATATTCATTGGTCATCTTGTCCAACTGTGCCAAGACTACATCACGAGTATTGTCAAGACATTCGTGCATGTCTTTAACATCGGCCTTGAGGTCGACGATCTGTTCTTTGAGTGATTCTACTTTGGTTTCAACTATGCCTACACGCTCTGGTAACATAGCTATTTGTGCTACAGCTTCTTTCGTGGCCATTCTGGGCTCTCCAATGTTATAAGTCAAGTGCTCGCTCCGAGCCATGTGCCTAATTTATGATTGAATGCCTATGTGCCTTTGTAGTATAGTAATTACACTGATAGTATTTATTAATATATGCGAGATATTATAGCACTAGTTTATTTTTTAAAGAAACTAATATTCTTACCAGGATCGTATGTGTTGAATACTGCGTACTCCTGTTCCATATCTTCGTCTAAGTTATTTATGTAGGGAACTAAATGAAAGTCCTGTAGCAACATACCAACTGGATCACCGTCGACCTCATAGTTAAAGTCAAGATCTGTGGACCAATCAAATCTCCAAACTCGTATAATCTTATCAGTATCAAACCCAACAAGTCTTCCGCATACTTCTGTTACGTCGGGCTTGTATGTCCACACAATATTAGATCGTATACCCAGTGTTTGTATAATTGTGTTAAAGTTTTGTTCTTTTTTGTGTGCAATTTCAGATCCCGGAACAGACCTATGCTGTCCAGTATGTGTAATATCAACAAGTGTGTAGAGTTTGTATTCCATCACATATTTAACAGTCGTAAAAAAGCCCCACTATAAAAGTGAGGCTTAGTCTTCCCATCCCTGAGAAATAAAGCTATTAAGCGAAAGCAACGCCTGTGGCATCAGTAGTCACGGTTGCGATAGTGCATGTAGATGAACCACCAAATCCTAGACTAGCTACAACGGCTGCTTCTAGATCACCGTATGATCCGTCTGCTGTGTTACCAGTTGTGTCGCTGTCATTAACTGTGTCTTCTGTAACAAGAACCAAGAAACCAGTTGTACCAGGTGTGAATACTTGGTAAATTTCAGCGCCAACTTGTAGTGCGCGAACTGCTTTAGAGAATGCGCTGTTTGAAGCTTGGTAACCTGTACCAACTACTGAGTAAGCGGCGCCGCCGGATAGACCTGTATCTTTTTGGAACGCTACTGCTGTTGAACCGTCGTTTCCTGTTGCTGTTACTTTCAATACACGTAATTGACGTGTTCCAAAGTTACTGAATAGTGAACCTACACCGTAACCTTGTTGTGGGACCATACGTCCGTAATTTGTTGCTACTGTTGTACCTAATAGTGATGGCATAATTTTTCTCCTAAATGTCCATAACTGCTCGAACTCTTCGAGCGGCTTATTAAAAAGCCTTTGTAATATTATTTACCACTTTGGGCAAAAACCGGGCTCAAAGAGACATTTTTTGGCGTATAGCTTTGAACCAATCTACGGTACCTTCTTGCAGATGCGGGTACTTTTTAGCCATATCTGCACGGAATTGTTCTAAGCGTGGGCTATTGATGCCGCCCACTCGAGCAATAATACTTTCTACATTGCCTAGATCTTCAGCAGTTGCTCCAGCACCTAGCGCAATTTCAGCTACTTTGTCTATGTCACGTGTGACTACTTCGCCAGTAGCACGATCTTGTAGTGCTCCACCAAAGCCGTTGTATTGGAATGTTTTAGGAGGATGTCCTGGGATAGTATTAATCACACTGGCCATGGCAAACTGTTGATCTTGTCCACCGTAGGGACTATCTTTAACAGAATAGTCGTGCTCATGATGTTTACCTATTTCATGTGCATGTTCCATGATCATTAGATCTATCTGAAAGTATGTGGGCAATCCTTCTATTTCGTGCCCGGTAGGATAGCCTATGTGTACATTCTTACCTATTTGCAGTGTGGGATAGTGCTGAGTCATGTGCTGTGCTACTGCTTTGCGTACACCAGCATCATCTGTACCAGGGTCTAGCTGTAATTTTTGTTTAATACTGACTGCGTCCATGAACACATCTACATCGCCGCTGTCAATTTTACTAGTACCTTTGTGTGCATACCTGTGTTCCGGATCAAACGAACCAGCACCGCCACTGCGCCAGAATCCAGAGTCGCCTATACTTTCTAACACAGGCTGTAGTCCGTTCTTTATTTCCATATACTGAGTTGGTGTTAGGCGAACCAGCACACCCTTAGTTGGACCGTTGGCTAGTATATCTATGCCTAGCTTTTTAAGTGCATTACCGCTCATTCTTTTGATTCCTGGATACGTTTGATACCACGTTTGAACTTGGTAGCATCACTAGTTCTAATGCTATTGATAAATCTACGCTCTAACTCAGCGGCAGTTTCTATGTCATAGTTTTCTCGAATCATAGTCAGTAGATTGATAGCACTTTGGATAATGTTTGAGCCGCGGCTCTCTATGACTAGATCCGAATTTCGGCTTAGACCAATGTCGTTTAACTCTTGTAAAATACTTCTAGTGCTTTTTCGCATGAATTTAGTTTCCAACTGTATTTATGGTATTATACACAACAATGATAAGAACATCAATCAAGTTGATTATTTGTGCAATGCCACGTATACTTGATAAATACTCAGTAGAAACCATGAGTATCTACTAACACCCACAGGAGTCACAAAATGACAACAATATCAAATAAAATGCTTTCTATATTAGAAAGACTGGCAGAAATGTTTCCTAAAGCAGGTTATCAAACGCACTTAGAGCAGTATATTAACAGCAAAAACCCAACTAATGCGGCAGAAGTAGACTACTGGCAACGCCAATACGATTCAGAAGCCAAATACTGGAGCCGTGGACTATGAAAACCATTCTTAACTCAATTTGGACAATCTTAGTCTCAGTAGGCGAAGCTCGTCATGCGGCGTGGCTCGCACGTCAAGGCCGAGTAGAAGAAGCCAAGGCAGTATATGGCAACTAAAGTATTTGAAGCTGTTCAACACTTTGAACACAAGTACGGTGAACGAGCCGCGACATGGGCCATTGCGGCCATTGTTGTGTACTTGGTAATAGCACAGTAAACTACCGATAAATATTGGCATGAACTTAGTGTATATTCACGGGGCAAATGCCACCAGCGAGAGCTTCAACTATATTAAAAGTAAACTGGGCACAGGACTAGACATTAACTACGATAGTCGCAACGGGTTTGAAAACAACTTCAAAGATATGCAGACTGCGTTGCAGGATCATAAGGACATAGTGTTTGTTGCGCATAGTCTTGGTGGTATATACGCATTGCACTTGGCCAACAGCATGCCTAATATAGTTAAGGGTGCTGTGACACTAAGCACTCCATATGGTGGTGCTGAAGTAGCGGACTATGCTCAATACTTCTTGCCATTCAGCAGACTGATGCGTGATATTGGACCCAGTTCGTGGGTAATGAAGCAGGCTAAACGTATCAAGATACAGCATCCGTGGACCAACATTGTTACGGTGAAAGGGCAAAGCCCATTTATGCATGAGCCTAACGATGGCGTTGTAACTATTGCCAGTCAACGGCATCATGCGGATATGGAACTAGTAGAAGTGGACTGCAACCACTATGAAGTTGTGCTGAGTGATGCTGTTGTTAGACTTGTTAAAGAAAGAGTAAACAAGTTTAAAAAATAAGTCATTCAGCTTTACACACAGTCTTGTACACTGTATAATAAATACATGGACAGCAAAGTTGCTGTCAATACAGACATTAAACACACAGGAGATTATTATGTCACAATTTGAAACACCAAAACTACCAGAAGTTAAATTCAGCAAGAACGGCTACGAAATCCGTACTGACATCTTGGGCATGGCCAAAAGCCTAGTACAAGACGACTTCCACGCCAAATTCCAAGGCTGGGAAATGACCACTGCCAAAGATCCAGCTACAGGCAAGTTGGTTACCACAGTGGGTATGCCTGAGTTTCCAGGACTTGACAAAGTGTTGGAAACAGCTGAAAAGATGTATAGCTTTGTGAACCAAGGCGTTGCAAAGAAGTAATACATTAGCATAGCTAGTTCGCCAGAATAGCGTAACATTCACTAGCACCTTCGGGTGCTTTTCTTTTGGCTAAAATACTTGTCAACGGATGTGCAGGCTATGGCGTTATATATATGTAGGGGTAGAAATTCCTACTTAACCAAAA